CTTCGTATTCGACAGGTGATATACTATACGCATCTGGAGGTACTACGCTTAACAAATTAGTATCGAACGCAACAACAGCCGGTTGGTTTCTTAAATGCGTTTCTGGGGGCGCACCCCAATGGGCGGATGTTTCTCAAGTAGGTTCTGCAAACCCATACGCACACATACCAGGGACTGATTTAACCGGTGGTAATTATACAGGGGCTTCAGCAATCACGTGGAACGTTTCTTCCGATGCGTCTGCAAGTAACAATTCAATAGTAAAACGCGACGGTAGTGGAAAAATAACTGCAACTAGTTTCATAGGGAGCGTTTCTGATTTTACTACGGGTACATTACCCACGGGTCTTCTACCAGTCGTACCTGTAAATAAAGGTGGTACGGGTACGAATACTTCAACCGGTACAGGCAATAACGTTTTATCAGCTAGTCCAGATTTTACGGGTGTGGTCGATTTTACAAATAACAGTACAACCACAAATATAAATGGCGGTAAAATTATACTCGGAGATCACTTAGACGGTGTTGTAAACACGAGTAGTACGAGTAAAAACGTATACGGAAAAATTATACAAGCAAGTAGTGCTTCCGGTAGTAAATTGGTAGGTCAATTAAACGAATCGGGTACAAATAAACACGTATATGGTCATACAATATACGGCGAAAATCACATAGAAACACCGTTAATACAGGGTGTTGGTAGTGGAATGGTTAACTTTTACGGTCAAATAGCGGGGTCGAACACTATATCAGGAGATACCATAACAGGAAGTACTACAAAGGGTACAGATCATATAGAAACACCATTAATACAGGGTATTGGTAATGGAATGGTTAACTTTTACGGTCAAATAGCGGGGTCGAACACTATAACGGCAGATACCATATCAGGAAGTACTATAACGGCGAGTACAAAATTTAGTGGTAGTGGTGCGGATCTCACAAATATTCCTGCAGGTCAACTTACGGGTAGTATATCATCCGATAGATTACCAACCGTACCTACAACCAAGGGCGGTACTGGTATAGGAGGTAATACTCCTTACAGTACAGGTGATATGATTTACGCAACGAGTGCAACAGGACTTGGTGTGATTAGTAAAGCTGGTTCAAATGCATCACAATACCTAAAAATGGTAACCGATAATTCTGGTAACATTACATCATTAGGTTGGGCAGATGTAGCTTCTAGTGGTGGTAATACAGTAGATTTAGCAACAGAATCCACCGATACAGAATGTTTCCCATTGTTTACAAATAATTCTTCGGGTAATGGACAAGCCGTAAAAGTAAATACAAGTTTAAAATTCAACTCGAATAAGGGAACATTACAAATGAGTAATATCGTCACGTCAGATACAACATCAACCGGACTAAACGGTATATCGAATACTACATCAACACACACACTTTCGGTAGGGACGGTCGTGAGTATCCAAGAAACGTCAACGGGGGATGTTATTATAGTCAGAGGTAATGGATATAACGAAGGAGACTTATACGTAGGTAAAGTATTAACAGTTCCGCGAGGCGGTAAAATAGTCGCAGATACCATAAATGTTACATCACTAAATGTTAAAGAATCTATGGTCGTTGCAGAAAGACCAGTACGATCAATCGCAATATAACAATTTTTAAAATATAAATTGATATTAAATGGCATCAACATTTAATTCAGGTGATATACCAAGACCTGATATAACAGGTGTTGACGTTACGTCTATGATGTTAAGTTTTGATAACTCAAAATTACTCGTAGGATCAAATGTAAATGCCGGTTTTGTTAGAGTTTATAAATATACAGAAAGTTCTAACACGTGGTCAACAGAAACAACAATTAACGGAAATTCGAATGATAACATGGGTAATTCCGTATCGTTTTCGTGGGATGGTGATATTATAGCTGCAGGAGCACCAGGTAATAACAAGGTCTATTTATATAAAGATACGTCTTCGTCTTCTAATTGGAGTAGTTATGATTACGATACTATATCAGGTACAAGTAGTTCACTATTTGGTTGGTCTGTATCGTTATCTTGCGATATAGGCAATCACGTTGCCGTTGGTGCACCTGGAGAAAACAAAGTATACGTTTACCAAAAATCAGGGACCGCGTTTAATACTTGGTCAAGTGTATACACTAGAACGTGGTCCACGAGTGATTTCTATAACACGATATACGAAAGTTCAGGTTTACAATATCTAGTTGATTCTAACGGTAATGAATATGCTGGGACAAGTACTTTAATTTATCTACGAGTACCACATTCAGTTGCGTCCGTACGTTTTGGACATTCCGTACACTTATCGGGATTTGGAGAATATTTAGCCGTAGGCGCACCCGGATCACACGTAGGTACTCTTAATACATCAGACGTAACATATGTAGGAGGCGGAAGCCCTCAATATTTTAAATGTTATAGAGACGTATCACCATATGATGCAAGAAATAACGCCTCAACATCCAGAGCACATAGACAATTAGGACACGTCATGTGTTTTAAAACGTCTCGAAGTGATTTGAGTTGGGATACAAGTACACACGGTTCTAGTATAATTTCACAACACGGCGATACAATAGAAGGATATACAGAAGATGATACGGATCACATGCCTGCAAATTATGAACCTTCTCACGCGTTTGGATTTCCAGCGGCGGGAACATGTGTACAAATATCATTGGACGGTTCAAGATTAGCAGTAGGTTCACCGTATTATAGTTTGGCAGGTAAACAATCAGGTTATGATGTAGGTAGAATAGACGGGTATAACATAACAGAGGGTAATACGTGGGCTAAAGCACCGGGGAGTGTATTAGGAAGCGCAAGTCACCATATGGGTAAACAGTTTTGTCTAGATTATAAAGGAAATAGAATGGGAGTATCTACCAGAAAAGGGTCAGGTGGAACTGGATCAGCATTTGCATTTGATTTTAGCGGATTAGGTTGGTATGAAGTAATACCAGGTATAGACTGGCTTGGCCATCCCGCTCTGGAATGTTGTTCTATGGTAAATGGTCAACTCTTAGCATCCGGTTGGAAAGACGACCCATCGGTAAACCCTAGTGGTAGAATTCGGTTTTTCCATTTCACTCTAACAAAGATGTTTACCGGTAATGAAATTGTTAGCGGATACATGACCGCAGACACTGTAAAAATAGGTTCGAACAATTCATCTACCGTTACAGATCCATCCACAACAAACGCGCTCAGAAAAATGATAACGTTTGGTGGTACGTATTTCGATAATACATACGATGCTACAGAAATAGAAAACCGAGCATACTATTACAATCCAGCCAATGCTGATATACATCAACAAGGTTGGTCAGAACTTTTATTTAGGAAAAAAACAAACTCGACTGCTTACGATATGATTCGTTTCAAATCAAACGAATTCCGTATAGATAATTATATGCCTGGTGATGGAGACTACGATCATAACCCAAGATTAACAATGGACGTTGTTGGTAATTTTAAATTAAATGCAGAAATGACGTTTTCACACGAACGTGGTCAAGCAAATGTACAAGCACTTTTAGATATTGAAGGCGATTCTCTTACGCGAAGACGCGCTTGTATAGGTTGGACCGGAGGAAACAATACTCTTGGTAAAGAAAAATTTCCGTTTAATATTTTATACGATACGAGATCTGCACTCGTTAAAGATGGAAACAATTCAGTAGGTTTAGTATCGAATGTTTGTGTGTGGAATAGAGGTGTAGGTGGAGGTGCAACACGTTGGAATACAACGGGACCAATAACAGGTGCAATAAATTACCACGAAACAGAAGGTGCTATTAGTTTAAACACTACCAGTAGTTATTCTTTAAATACTGGTCAAGATGGTACAATATACCACGATGGTAATTCAACTCGAGGTGGATTTAAATTATCGTTTTGGTTAAAACTCCAAAATGATCACAATACATACTCAACAAAAACACTTATAGGTATGGGTGATTTATCTAACTCTGGTGTAACTGGGTGTAGAGTTCAAATAACGAGTGATAGAATCCAAATGAATTTCGGACAGTACCAAATTCATACATCGTCGGCGTATACGTTCACGAAAGATAAATGGTACCATATATACGTTGTAAGCGATCCTGTTCAGCGTGCAGGTACATCGTACTCAACTATAAGAATAAATAACGCCGCGCAAAGTTTATCATCGTCTGGTTCGGTTGCTAACAAGAATAGTGATTATAGTAAAAAATTTTACGTTGGTTCAAATATTGGTTCAGATAGTGCAACAAATATATACATTGGTAATATTGCATTTTACCCCAACAAAAATGCATCATATTACGGAAGTCCAGATACGGCCAGTTATACAGACTTGTATAATTGGGGACCGCCACAACAAAAATTAGCGGTTGGTGGGGATGCGTACGTAAAAAGTAGATTAGGTATTAATAACTTTACACCACATTACCCGTTAGACATTGATGGTGATATTAACATATCATCTGGTAGTAGTTTCAGAATTAACGGTGTCGCACAATCGTTTGGTGGCGGTGGTTCAGGTGCTTGGACAGCGTCGGGGTCAGATGTTTATAGAAGCTCGGGTAATGTTGGTATAGGGACAACATCGCCATCAAGGTATTTGGACGTGGCTGGAACACTCAACGCCACAAATGGCGGTCTACTCGTTCGAAATGGAGATGACAATACTGCTTCGGCTAATGCACCACAAATAACGTTTGGTTGGAACGGAAACGATCAGTATAAACATTTCATACGAACGAGACACAATTCTTCTGCTGACAATAACTCGATTGATTTTTACGTGTGCGATAGTACACAAAATAACTCACTCACATCCGGTGTTACTCATAACCTTACGCTAGAATCCGGGAAAGTCGGAATGAACGGAGTCACTGAACCAGAAGCACCTTTACATATAAATGCGAGTAGTACAGGGACAGGGCCTTCTTCGAATGGTATTTACGTTCGCCAATCCGATAATAATAAAAATGCAGTAATGGGTGTGCGAGTAAATGGTAACGGTAGTGGAAATCCTTATTTTTCGTGGGATATAGAAGGAGTAGCTGGTTGGTCCGCGGGTATAGATAATAGTAATGGTGATGTTTGGGACCTATGTGAAAATTGGGATTTAAACTCGTCTTCGGGTAACGTTGTAGCACAAGCCGTGCGCGGTTCTGGGAGAACTAAATTTCGAGTATACGAACATGCAGGAAACATAACAGGTGATTCGAATTGGCCATCGTGGGGTGGTGGGTTTGCTACTTGGGATATTTTGTGTATGAGTATGTCTTATTCGGGGTTAAGTCAAAGATCCGATAGAAATCTAAAGGATAACATAGTAGATATACCCGTTGGTTTGAGCCAAATTCTTCAATTACGACCTGTTAGATATACGTGGAAAGACGTACCCGATGGTGGTCCGCATTATGGTTTAATTGCACAGGAAGCCGAATCTATAATTCCAGAACTCGTCAGGAATGACGGAGACAATAACACGTATCGCATTAAACAGGAAATTGTACCTATACTCATAAAAGCAACGCAAGAACTTAACACTAAAGTAACAACACTCGAAACCGATAACGCGTCGTTAAAAACACAGGTTGCAACCTTAGAAACACAAGTCGCCGATTTAATCTCGCGCGTAACGGCTTTGGAAAACGCATAATAATTTTAAAAAAAAAACAAAATCACATTTACCATGCTGGAACAAACAGGATGGTAGATGGTTTACTTCACTTTTTGGATGGAAGTGAATCCATGATCGCGAGTGCTATAACACCCGCAATAAAAAACATGACAACGTAATTACACTCGGTATCGTCTTCGCCTAGGAAAGATGTTCGTTGTCTACGACGCACTACCCGAGGTGGCGGAGGGGCCGATACCTCCTGACGCCAAGAAGGTCTCTCAATAGGTTCCTCATCTAAAGGACAATACCCTATCATTTATACTATGTTTACAAATTAATTTCGACCGATTTTTTCTTTTTACCACCACCTCGTTTTGATTTGGTCTGGGTAACTTTAACTTCTCTAACTTCACTATCATCGCCATTTTCGTTTCCTTTATTGGTATCGGCTGGTGGTTCGGCTATGTCCGAAATATCGTCTTCTATATCAATTTCGTCAGTCACTGGATTATCAATTGGAGGTATACTCGTCGTACTCATGGAAGGTTGAGGAGGCATCATAATATTACCCATGAGACTCGAAATGTCTATACCTGGACCCTGCATTTCGTGTCTCCCATTAGCATCCGTGGATGGTCCCGCCGCCTGTTGTTGCGACTTTGGAACGGTATTCTGTACTGCAGAAACCATGTTCTGAACGAGTCCTGGGTTCTGTTTGATAACATCGTTCATGTTAGGCATGACCGATTTAAACATGCTATTCGTCAAGTGGAACATCATCGCAGATCCACCAAGCATCATTATGAGTTTGACTTCTGGTGCAACGTGCATTTTCGTTCTGTACTTTACGTATAACTCTTCGAATACCTCGTCGTAATCGTCAACGTTTTCCATGACGTTCTCAGACCATCCATCGAGCTGAATTTCAAACGGGTTATACTTTTTATTCAAAAATTCAAGACCTGTTGTACACGCCACGAGCATACGTCTCGAAAATTTAATCGATTTATCAACATCTATGCTATACGTAATTCGCTTAACTTCGTTTCTAAGTTCGTCTATGGGAGAATATGCGTTCAAACGTTTATTCACGGTGAACCCTTTTTTTTCTAATCGACCAAGTTTATTTACAAGATCCGCCTTCTCCTCGTCTATTGTTTTATACCCGGGCGATGGTTTCTCTTCCTCGTATCCACCGCCACCGTATTCATACGTTGGTTCGGGTTCACCCATATCATCGTACTCTCCGTAATCAACGGGTTCTTCTGGTGGTGGAGCAGAAGGTCTGGTCTGTTTATCCGGGTTCGCAAAAGAATCTATGTCTTCCTGGAAAGTTTGTGTCTCTGGGGGTGTAAACTGTGTAGCCATACGCTTAGGCATTTGCTTTTTTACAGGCTGAGGTCTAGGAACTGTAATTTCAATCTCATCCATCAAAGCTTGTTCGTTATCGTCAAGTTTCATGACGTTCGTGTCATTCCTATTCAGTATGATCTCACCGTCCATATTAATCTTTATATTGAAACTATTATAATTTCTTTAACGCACTTAATAAAAAAATATTGGTTCAATACAAATGATTAAACTCAACTCCACTAACAAAAATACTCTCAAGGCAATCGTGATTGTCTTTGCAATTTTATGCGCCCTTGCTGCCTTGCGAACCAGTAAGTACCAGCCCGTCGATATCGAAACTACCAACGAAGGGTCGCTCTTCGATCTCGAATCCAAGGAAGAGTGTCTCAAAGATTCGTACTATTCGGATAGTAGAGGCGGTGTTTGCGGTGGTCAAAAGTTGGTTGCTGCACAAGCGGGATACAAGATGAAGTAAAATCTCCAGTATATATAAATGGCATTAGTGACTAGCCAGTCAACTTTACCCGATTTTGAATACGAACACCACACGGTTATACTCGATAATTTGGATCACGGTTCAGATAATACAGATTTTACGTGTTTTTTACCAACACCACTCGAAAATGTCGTCCAAGCACAATTAGTTGCCGCGAGTATTAATACAACAGGTGATGCTCAGAGATGTATACACATTGGTATCGAAGAACTTAAAAGCAATTTTTCCCAACGTGGAAAAAAGGATCTCGACGATGCCGATAACCATCTTAACGGTGTTTTTGGAACCATTATTTGCGAACATTTATTGCACGCCGGTAGTGGTGCTCAAAAAGCTGTGTTTTTCAGAAACGAGTATCCAATTATCCAACAGTATTATAGCCCACTTCGAAAAATAGATAGATTAACTTTCAATTTAGATAAACAGGACGGTGATGAAGCCGCATGCGGAGACGTCGTTTTCATTTTTAAATTCGTTTGCAAAAAAAGAAATTTGCCCTTCAATTAATTTCAGGGCGCCACACACGTATAATTTAAACCTCTTATTAATATAAATGTCTTCTGGTGTTGTTCAACTTATTGCCATTGGTGCTCAAGACGAGCACATAATGGGCGAACCAGAAATTTCATTCTTTAGCTCCACATTTAAGCGTCATTCTAATTTTTCACAATCCGTCGAAAAGCAAACGATACAGGGAGCTGTGAAAAATAACGCTATGTCATCTATTAAATTTGAACGATCCGGCGATCTTCTAGGGTACACGTATCTTGCTATAGATAATAACGTAAAAGCACTCGATGTTAACAGGTGGGATAATCTCATAGATAAGGTCGAACTACTCATAGGAGGTCAGGTCATAGATACACAAGACTCGGCTTTTACCGAAAAAATAGCCATAGATACGTTCGCAACAAATATGTCTAAAAGCGCCATGGGTACACACCCAGGTATCAGCTCTAGATCATATTTTTACCCGTTCAGGTTCTTTTTCTGTGAAGGTGCCCAGTGTGCTTTACCAATTGTTTCGTTACGGTACCACGACGTTGAACTCCGCATTTATTGGGGTTCACAAGCGAGTAATTATAACTTTGAGTGTTATTCGAACTATTATTACTTGGATAACGAAGAACGCGGAAACCTTGTTTCTCGAAACCATAATTTACTCATTACACAAGTTCAAAAAAGTATACCATCAAATGAACTTATACAAGAACTTACGTTTAACCACCCCGTTAAGTATCTCGCGTGTTCGGATACAACAACAGAAGGTGCGTTAACATCTGCAACAAATAAAGTAAAAATCGAAATTAACGGTCTCGATTTGTGTAATTTTAAATTCGGAAAACCACACTTTATGGAAATACCCAATTATTACCATACGACGTTCGTAACGTCCCCCGATTTCTTTTTATACTGCTTTTGCCTCTCAACGAGCTCACTCCAGCCGACAGGAACGCTCAATTTTAGTCGATTAGATTCTGCTAAGATAATCAGTCAAACCATGAACATAAATGACCCAATATACGCGGTTAATTATAACATTCTTAGAATTGAAAATGGTATGGCCGGTTTAACCTACGCAAATTAAAATACATACTTATATTAATATGGTTAAAAACTTACCTACCATCGAGCGGTCTACCAAAATCCGGTTTGGTAAACACGCTAATGATGATCAGGCCGAAAACACGATCGTGTTCAACGCCTCCGATAGTTCGATTAACGCCACACAATCTGGTTCCATGTACATGACACCACTTAGAACCGCAGAAATTTCAGGGTCTACCTTTTTAGGGTACGTTCCAGGTACAAAGGAAGTTGTGAATACGGGTGTATTAACATCACTGTTAGGTGGTGTGACTTTGGAATCTGCCGCAAATCAGGGTAATACAATATCAAACGTCGTTCAATATACAAACGAAACAACCAGTTTCATAACATCCTCTAATGTTGGTATATCAAATACTGCACCCACACACGCCTTATCTATAAAAGACAAGGTTTTTATAAGTGGTCCTATAGGTGATCCAGATGATCTTCGTGTAGAAGGTAATACAAAAACCAATAAATTACAAACGGGTACAGAAGTTACCATCGATAAAAACGCCACGAACAAAATCCAAGTTTCGGGTATTGTCAAAACAGATAAACTTCACGCAGATTTTATAGGTGTTTCAAATATAGCACCTACAAACTTAATAAGTATAGGTCCCGATGGTCAAACCACGCTTAATATTCCATCAGATACCGCATATGCACTTAGTACGACCGGGAACGTTAACGCACAAAATTATAGAGGTGATGGTGGTCTCTTATCAAACATATCGCTACAAACGGTTTCGGATAAGAGTAACATAACGTCAAATACCATTATTTTATCGAACTCGGATGTTGGCGCAAAAGCACTGGGTTCGATAGTAGCAGAAAGTGCGTTTTATGGTCAAATTAAGGGTTCAAATGCAATAGCCGCAAGTACAGTTACGGCAACTTCGTTTTCTGGAAACGGTGCAAATATAACAGCTATCGATCCCACTAATATTAATGGTGCTATTGGTGTTGGCGCTGGCGGTACAGGTTTGACTTCATTTTCCGAAGGTGATATAATATACGCAAATAGTACATCTTCACTCGCTGCAGTAGGTACAGGTTCAGCAACTGCGGGACAATTTCTTAAATTGAATTCGACTAAAACGGCACCCGAATGGTCCGATGTTCCACTCACATTAGACGAGGTACTCGCATCACAAACTGGTGTATCTAACGTTTCCGACGAAGTCATAACATTATCCAAGGGGTCGGGTGTAGCCATGGAAATAGAAACAGCTCAATTAGCATTAAACGGGTCTGGAACCGTATTAAATGCACCAAATGGTAATATAACTGCAGGTTCGTTTGCAGGTGACGGGTCAGCTATAACACACTTAGATTTGGGTGATGCTACTAATACCGGTCAAGTTGCTGTTGCTCGAGGTGGTACGGGTGCTACTACTACAACCGGTACCGGTGATAACGTATTAGCAGGTTCTCCAACTATCGACGATCCAACTATTACAAACGGTGTAGTAATATCTTCGGGAGGTCTTAAACAGAATTCTCTATCTTTGTTGAATACACCATACGTGAACACTTCCGGGGTATTAGAGAATAGTGCAACATCTTTTAACCCAATTAGCATGGTCACGTCTATTAGTTCAAACGTAGCAATATCCGGAAACTTAACCGTAACCGGTAATGTTACTTCACAACACGCGACGGATCACTTCATAACCGATAATATATTTTCGGTCGCACACAACAACACCATAAATAATAAAGATATGGGCCAACACATGACGAGACCATCCGCAAACGTATTTGCAGGTTTTTTGGGGCAAACCATGGCTAATGAATATACAATCGCTTACACAGATAGTAAATCCGAAAGTCAAACTATCGTACCAACTCTTACTTCACCAGACGGGTATATTACCGCAAACGTTTGGGGTAATGTATTAGCGGGTAATGTGACAACTACTGGTACAGTGGATGCTTCATTACTAAAAGGGTCCGGTGCTAGTATAACAAATATCAACCCTGCTAATTTTAGTACTGTCGTAGAAGTTGATAAAGGTGGTACGGGTGTAAACTCACTAGGATCGGGTGAATTTTTATATGGTTCAGGGATGGGTACAATGTCAAAATTATCAACATCGGGTGGTAGCGGTAAATTTTTGAAACTTACCGGAACAACACCATCGTGGGCCGCCGTTTCTTCAGATTTACAAACTATTACAGATGGGGGTGTAACAACAACCCACACGATCGCGTTTAATAACTCGACAACGGGTTTAACATCCGCGGGTGATATCGACATCGCCGATACAAAACAAATCGATTACGCGGGTGATGTTTTACTTAAATCGTCGGCAGGTGCAATAGCATCGTTCAAGGTCGATAACGCTATAAAACTCGACCCGACGCATGCATCACCTACAAATAACGTTTTATCGTTTAATACGTCCACGGGTGAGATTTACGATTCGGGGGGACAAGGTGGTTCGACACTCGATAATGTTCACGAGTACAAGGCAAATGTTTCTATAGGCCCATCAGTCGCATCCGCTAATCTTACAGTTAACGTATTCGAATCGAATGTACTCACGGTTTCGGGGAATGTATCAGCGGATAGCATTACAATAGGTGCTTTACACATCGCTGCATCACCGTTTAGTTTGGACGATGTTGCCGAAGCACATGCAACCGCAAACGTAACATCCAATGTTCTTCAGTTTACGGGTCCACCAAACACGGTTTTACATGATAATACATTTGTTACGACGAAAAGTATTAAAATCGGTTCAAACGTTAACGCTACAGGAAACCTCATATCTCAAAATATACAACTCACGAATCCAGATATAACTGCAACAATGTCCAGTACAAATACCATAACCATAGATGCTAAAAATAAAAGCTACGGAACAGCACCTCTCGTTGTTTTAGGAGGCGATCTAGAGAGTCTCGTATATTCAAATCTTATAAACGGTGCACAAATAGTTGTACCATTATTAGCAAATGGTTCAAATAGGAACGTATCAAAAACCGTATCGAATGTTAACTGGTATGTCCAGACAGCAGATGTTTCGATACCACAAAATGATCAAGCGCTCATGACCGTATCAAATGTTGCAGGGAATGTATACATGAATGCAATAACATTTACTTCAGGATCGTGATTTTTTTAATTTTTACTCTTTCATATTATACATAGGCTTAAAAATAAAAAACCTTAGTATAATATAAAATATGTCTGGAGGTATAGCCCAACTCGTCGCAATCGGTGCCCAAGATGCGCACCTTGTCGGTCAACCCGAAGTTTCCTTTTTTAGATCCAACTACAAACGTCACACAAATTTCGCCCAAACTGTCGAAAGACAGGTTATCCAGGGCAACCCAGTCGCTAATGGTATGTCCACTGTTAGATTCGAGCGTAAAGGTGATATGCTCGGTTATGTCTACATCTCGAACAGAGGTGCGGATATTACCAATTGGGCTAACAGAGTCGCCAAAGTTGAACTTTTGATTGGTGGTCAAGTCATTGATGACCAAACTGACGAGTTTATTAGAACGCTCGCACCAGTTACCATGAGTCAAACGTACTCTAAATACAAGTTTAACAACCAATACTTCTACCCACTTAAATTTTCGTTCTGCGAAAATGCCCAGTCCGCGATCCCATTGGTCGCTCTTCAATACCACGATGTTGAATTGAGAATCACGTGGGGTTCGTCGGCTACATCTGACGCGGAAGTGTATGCCCAATTCATCCACCTCGATACGGATGAACGCACGGTCTTGTCTTCCACTCCACAAAACATGCTTATTACACAAACGCAAAAATCCATCAAATCTGTTGGCAAAACCCAAGAACTTAACTTTAACCACCCAATGAAATACTTGGTCGCGGTTAATGCTATGACGACTGCTAAGGTCAAACTTCAAATTAACGGTACGGATGTCACCGATTCTAAGGCTGCTCGACCACACTTTACATCGGCGCCAGTCTACTACCACACACAAGCCGCGGATACAACAGCCACTGCAACGTTCTTGCAACCATTCTGCCTCGATACGGCTAAGCTTCAACCAACTGGTTCGCTCAACTTCAGTAGACTCGATTCCGCGAGACTCGTTTCTGACGATACGGTGTGGAATAACGACATCTACGGTGTTAACTACAACATCCTCCGTATCGAAAACGGTATGGGTGGTTTGATGTACTCGAACTAATTTAATTTAAATAGCCAGTTATTATAAATGTTCTGGCAAATAGTTTTTCTCGCAGCTTTTATTTTTATAATTACCTACGATCCCAAGTCCGGAACTTTGAATCATCTCGTCGACTCTAAACAAGAACCCGCTCAAAACGCAGAGTGTAAAGAAGGTCACTTCCAGGAGATTCAATTTGCTCAACAAGGATACGAATGCCCCAGGGAACAAAGTGTTCATATGGGTGCGATTATACGAACTTAAAAACATAATTCTACATTTCAGTATAAAATGCTTACGTTCGATCGTGATACCGCAATAATTGTAGCCATAGTAGTGTGTGTTGCTGCTACTGTTTATATGTATTTAGAACTCAAAAACACAAAAGAAGAAATGGAAGGAGTCAAGGGTGTTAATGGTAAAATAACATCATTTTTATCAAATATTAGACCAATCCCAGCACCACAATCTGTTCAGGTACCAGAAAATAACGATGTAAACCAAACCCAAGTAGAACAGGGAGATGATGAAATTTCAGAAAGCGAGGAAGAATCCTCAGAATAATCATCTCGCTAAATTGTAACTTGCAAATGTGCAATGAAGAAATACAAGGCTATTGCTATTCCTGTATCGTTTACTGGTGATAAACCAAAGTTTCTCACCGTCCGGGATCGTAGATTCAAAGATTGGATTTTCGTCACCGGAGGGTGCAGGCGGAGAGAAATACCGAACCCCATACGGTGTGCCTTACGTGAATTAGACGAAGAAACACGTGGGGTCGTTAACCTAAAAAAAGGTGAATACACGGATTTTAAGTTCATTGTGAAAGAAAGTCCAGGTGTAGAATTAGAATATAACGTTTTCATATTTTACGTAAATTATACTAAACAAGAACAAGACGAACTCGTAAGAAAGTTTAACGAAGAAAAACAAAAAACAAATTTGAAAAAAATACAAAAATTACCCATCAAGCGAACGCACGATGAAAACGATTTTATGAATTTTGAAACACTAACCGATTTTAACAAGAAGAAACAGTGGGATAGGATTGTTAAGAATGTTCTTAATAACCCAGAATTCTATTCGTGTGTGACTTCTATCCATAGAAAAACCTTCTCTATTAAATAATGAAGTCCAAGTCTTATATTTTATCTCAAATAAAAGAACTTCTCGTAGAAAGACATGGTTATACCATGGCAAGAGCAGAAAGGTACGCTGAATTACATAAAGAAGATAAAGTTTATGAATTACTCGTTTTAAAGAAAAAATTATCAGAAGAGGAAGAGTTTCCAGAAATTTCTTACAGAAGAACAGTTTGGAGACACCACTACGATAGTGAATGAATATAAAAAAATAAATATAATATTTGGTAAGTAAGACCATGTCTAATTTTAAACAATGGTGCAAAGAACAAGGGTTCTGGCATGGCTCCAATATATCACATGTGCTCATGGACAAAGGCGTCCTTTCCGTGCCATTTGATAGATTGAATGATTTTTATGAAAAATGTGTAGAATCCTACAATTCAGGTGAAAAGATATACGTCGTCGAACAGAAAACAGAAAATTATAACTTTTTTGTAGATCTCGATTACAAAGACGAAGAAGCATTATCCCCCGAATCCGTAAAAAGCTATTGTCAAGTTATATGCGATAAGGTTAAAAAATTTGGTGGTAAAGACGCACTCATTTCATACGCACTACCAAAACCAGGTGGTAAAGACCTTATAAAAACAGGTATTCATATAAATTGGCCAGGGTTCGTGGTAAACCGATCATCCGCTTTAGCTCTTAGAGAACATATTATAAACACTCTCAATACTGTTTATGGTTCAAAAAATTGGAGTGATATTGTGGATATAGCAGTATACGGAAGTTCTTCTAGAAAAACACAAGGGAGTGGTTTTCGTATGCCTTGGTCTCACAAAATAGGTAAACACGAAAAGTGTTCGGGAAAAGGGTGCACAGAGTGCAATAACACGGGGAAAGAAACACAGGGTGAATATAGACCAGTTTTTATGTACAAGGCCGGAAATGATTTTACCATGTTAGAAGAAATAAAAAATAAGGCTGTTGCCAATGTTGATATGCTACATATGGCAACTTTACGAACAGAAAGCGACGATCCAGTATATGTCGAAGGCGCCGAACTAAAAATACAAAATGGTTCGTTCTCACCCGAACAAATAAAAAACGAATTCAAAGATCAAGAAGTACTTGGATTAATAGAAGATTTTGTAAGGAAGAATTTAGAAGGTCAAAATACAGCGAGAATAACAAAGATATACGAAAGTAATAAACACTTTCTCGTTTCAACAACCTCAAAATATTGTGAAAACAAAAGATGTGATCATAATTCCAATCACGTATGGTTCCATATAATAAACGATACTATTTCACAAAAGTGTTTTTCAACTACTGACATAGTACGACATTTTGGATTTTGTAAAGATTTCAGGGGACGAAAACATAAATTACCACCTAGAATAACAGATAAACTATACAAGGATATCGAATTTTCAAAATATACAGAAAGAAAACCAGAAAAAATAGAACCAGAACAGGAAAAAACAGAAGAAATTGATGTAAAAGAAAGACTCGAAAAGTTTATCAAAAAATATTTAGTAAAAAACAATGATTTTTATATTACAAAATTGGAAAAAAAGAAAAAGGCAAAAACGTATACGGTTCACGTTTCATCATACCCATGTGAAGTATGCAATAAAAACGTACATTTTCAAATTTCTAAAAATAAAATAGAGAAGAAATGTAATTGTATGAATCGAACGCATATTCTCTCAGATAAAATCACAACTAAATTATAGAATGCTAGCTATACTCTTCTTAGCGATTGTAATATTCATGGTATCTTCTTTAATAAAGAATGAACCAGACACTAAAAAAATACATGATTTAATAAGACAAACCCATAAGTATTCAGGTCTAGACCAGACCGCATACACAGATTTTTATGCAAACATAAAACTTGCATTAGTTAACCTAGATCAAGAGGACGTTTCTAAAAAATCTCTACACAGGGCCCTTTCAAATTTAGATGAAATTGGTCTAAGTACAGTATCAGGGGATACAGAAGTTCAAAAAGAACTTAATAAAATTAATGTACAATTAGAGGCATATTTCAACGAATTATACATCAGGGAACGCATAAAATCAATAAATGAGTAAAATACTTAAAGGAAAATTGTTCTATTAAATTATAACATGGCTACAGGTGTTAAAACGCGATCGGGGAGAATCTCTAAAAAACCAGATAGACTAGAATTATTTGAAGAGGTTGAAGACGATTATAAAGAAGACGAATACGATTCCGATGTTGATTTACTACAAACAGATGACGAGGATTTTTGTACTGATGATGAAGAAGAAAATTCGGAAGAAGAATACGACTCGGAGGAAGACGAAAATGGAAATCTGAAAGATTTTGTCGTTGATGACGACGATGAAGACGAAGAATATTCAGATGAAGAAGAGGAGGAATATTCAGATGAGGAATAACGGGCTTAAAAAAATAATTTTAGAAAATATAAATGGAAGCAGACGTTGGAACACCAATCGAATACAATCCAGATGAATTTTCAAAACCAAATCATTTACAAAATGAAATCGATAACGAAAATGAACCGGAACGTGATGATAATTATTACATTCCGCCTCATCAACAAATATACCCACAACACCAACAAATGCATAACGAAAAATACGATATATTCGCAAACCTCGATAAAACGGGGTATGTTATAATATTCGTAGCGTTTCTACTAGGATTCTTTATGGGTAAGACCATGCAACCAGTCATTCTTAGACCTGGATAGGTTTACCTTTAACCCACATGTATTGCGATTTTGTTTGTTGACCCTCGAATGTACCTATACTACCATACGTAGTACCAGTGAAATAAGACCTACTTACAATAAGTGGATCATCCATAATGTCAGTTGCTACATCTGATGCCGTAACAGGTTCTTCGGATTCTGATTTACTTTTTCGATCTCTATACAATCGTAAAAATAAACCAACCGAAAATAATACAATAAGAATGGTGATTATGTTCAATATAATACTCAACATACTTACATTTATATAACAAAAATAATTTACGCTTCTGGATCAATATTTTCCTTATTTTCCGACGAGACTTCCTCTTCACCACCAACTTCTTCCTCCTTTACCTGCGCATTCACGGAATTTTCAACTTGAACCCTTTTTGCTTCCATTTCCACTTCCAAGTCTTCCTTTTCTCTTCTTTCCTTTTCAGAATCAAATTTTTGCATAGCTTCGACCGAATTAAAACCACGCTTCGTCGCCTCTTTCTCCATGGCTTCGTTAGCCTCCTTTTCCCGCTGTTCTTGTCTTTGCTTCATTTCTTCAGCGACAATCTGATCAGCTTCCTTAACCAGTTCTTCCATATCCACGTCAGGTTTCTCTTTTTGAAGTCTTTCCAAAACGTCCGCTGGATGACTAATCGGCGCTTCATCCGGTTTCGTATAATATTTAGAGTTTTCATCACCACCCTTGAAATATGCATCAGAACCAGAGGGCTTCGTTGCTTGCATATCACGCTTACGTTCTTCGAACATCTTGGCAGCCTCAGCCTGGTTTTCCCTGTATCCAGTCATTAATTCCTCGAGCTTTTCGTTTGCGTAATGCGCGTCTTCAATCTTAGTCGGATCGGGTGGAATTAACAACCACTTATACATATCAACGACATAAATGTCAAATGTCGCATCTTCCTTTTGGAGACGCTTCGCATGATTCGCAGCCTCTTCTCGAGTATTAAACGCGCCCCTAATTTTAATACCAAATTTATCGTTTCTTTGCGGTGCTTCCGGTCCTACGACGGACAAACAGGCGTAAATCTGACCTGGTACGGTTGTATAATCTTGTTCTAAAGTTGACATATTTTATACATTTAACTGGTTTAAAAACTTTAAGTACATTTATTACAATAATGAGTCAAAAACACGAATTTTGGAATAAACAACCCGTTCCCCAACACGAAATTATATTTGAAAAAGACGGTGAAATAGACCACTCTAGGGAATTAAAACACGATGAAAACAAACTTCCGGATGGTTATAAATGGAGTTCGTGCGATTTAACCGAATTGTGCGAGTTCCTAAAGTATAACTATATCCAAGACGATACGTTCGAATACGAATACTCGAAGGATCTTTTAGAATGGGCAATACACCCACCGTGGTACCGCGATGAATGGAACATAGCTATTCGAAAAAGCGATACAAACGAACTTGTCGCATTCATGTCCGGTATACCTCTCGATATTCGCGTAAACGATAAAACTATGCGAATGCTCCAAATAAACTTTTTGTGTGTTTCTAAACAACTTAGGGACTCTAAGTTTACACCCATGCTCATAAACGAAGAAAAGAGACGTATGAATTTACAAAATATATGGCAAGCTGCTTACACGGTCACGAAGTTTTTACCGATACCCGTTTCTAAAATTACGTATTTTCATAGACTCATACGTACAGATAAACTAAACGAGTTAGGTTTTTGTGAAGTAAACAAACATTCACATCACATAGATGGTGAAACTCGTTTCCGAGAAATGCAGGAATACGATATACCAAGGGTTACAAAAATGCTAAGAAATCATTTAGATAAGTTCAAACTCTCGCTAAACATAAACGAAGAATACGTAAAACATTGGATTATGCCTAGAAAGGGTACAATTTATTCGTACATTAGCAACGAAGAAGATAAGTTCTTAACGTTTTATAGTTTGAATTACGTTATGAAACCAAATCATAAAATAATTAAACAAGCTAACGCTTTTTATAACGTAGGAAATTGTTTACAAGATGCCATAATATTGGCACGTGATTTAGGTTTCGATATGTATAACTGTTCTAACATATCCGTAGATGAAGAAGAATTGAAAAAACATGGGTTTGTTGAAGGGACGGGACATAACCATTATTACCTTTGGAATTGGAAAATAAACCAAGAAATCAAACCAAAAGATATAGGGTTCGTTATGATATGACGTCCAAATCCATTCATTTCTAGAAGATCAAAATTATAGAAATGGGTGGATCTAAAAAATAAAAGTTTGTTACTCCGTAACTTACAAACAACTTTTTTTGAAAAAATTGTTGTTCGATCAAAGTTCTAAAAATAGAAAATACAATTTACAAGATCCTTAAAAAAATAAAAGTTTGTTACTCCGTAACTTACAAACAACTTTTTTTGAAAAAATTGTTGTTCGAT